CGAGGATGTCAGCGGCCTGAAATCGAAGGTCGAGGAACTGCTGGCCGAGTCGAAGAAGGCCAAAGAGGACAAGCGCCTCGCCGAGGAAGCGGCGCGCAAGGCCGCCGAGGAAGCCGCACGCCAGTCCGGCGATGTCGGTGCGTTGGAGAAGAGCTGGCAGGAAAAGCTCGCAGCCCGCGAGGCGGAGCTGTCGCAGTCGATCAGCCAGCGCGACGCGCAGCTGCAGACCCTGCTGGTCGACAACGTCGCGCATGCGCTGGCGAGCGAGCTGGCCGTGTCCGGCAGTGCGCAGCTACTGCTGCCGCACATCGCCCGCCGGCTGAAGGTCGAAGTGGTCGACGGCGTGCCGATCACGCGCGTGCTGGATGCGTCCGGCAAGCCGTCGGCGGCGACCGTGGACGAACTGAAGAAAGAATTCACCGACAACAAGGCGTTCGCGCCGGTGATTGTCGGTAGTCGTGCATCCGGCGGCGGGGCTGCTGGTGCAAGTGGTGGCGGCGGGGCCGGTACCAAGCGTTTTGCAGACCTCACCGAGGCCGAGCGTGTCGCGCTGTACCGGGAATCCCCCGAGAAGTACGCGCAATACAAGGCCGACCACCCATGATTACCTGAGGACACCTCCCCATGAGTTCCACCCAGCTTTCCGACGTCATCATCCCGTCGATCTACGCCGATTACACGGCGGTCAACGGCCCCGAGAAAACCGCCTACTTCGAGTCGGGCGTGATCGTGCAGAATCCGATGCTCGACGCATCGGCCAATGCCGCCAGCACCCTGTTCAACCTCCCGTTCTGGAAGGATCTGGACGCCTCCACCGAGGCGAACGTCAGCAACGACGACCCGACCGCCGTCGCCACGCCGCAGAAGGTGAGCGCCGGCCTGCAGGTTGCCCGTAAGGCGTTCATCAACCAGGGCTACAGCGCAGCCGATCTGGTCGGAGAGCTGGCTGGATCCGAGCCGATGCAGCAGGTTCGCAACCGCTTCGGCAAGTACTGGGAGCGTCAGTTCCAGCGCCGTCTGGTCGCTACCACCCAGGGCATCCTCGCTGACAACATCGCCAACGAGTCCGGCGACATGGTGATCAGCGTGGCCAGCCAGACGCTGGCCGGCGTGGGCACGGCGACCAAGTACAGCCGCGCGAACTTCGTCAACGCGACGATGACGCTGGGCGACCGCTTCGACAGCATCGTGGCGATCGGTGTGCACTCGCACATCTATCAGCAGATGATCCTGAACGATGAAGTGACCTTCATTCCCGACTCGCATGGCCAGATGACCATCGCAACCTACATGGGTCGCCGGATCATCGTCGACGACGGCCTGCCGGCCGTGGCCGGCACCACCGACGCGGGCGCGATCAACTACACCAGCGTACTGTTCGGCGCCGGTGCGTTCGGCTACGGCGAAGGCCAGCCGAAGATCCCTGTGGAAGTCTACCGTCGACCCGACCAGGGCAACGGCGGCGGCGTCGAGCAGCTGTGGGAGCGCAAGACCTGGCTCCTGCACCCGTTCGGCTACAAGTGGAACAACGCCAGCGTGGCCGGCGAGTCGGCCGTGCAGGCTGAGCTGAAGCTGGCGGCCAACTGGTCGCGCGTGGTTGAGCGCAAGAACGTGCCGCTCGCGTTCGTTGTGACCAACTGATCCAACCGGCGGGGCGGCTTCGGCTGCCCCGCCATTGCTGGAGCACCAAGAACATGACCCACCTCCATCACGACTTGCAGCCGGGCGAGCCGGTCAGCATTGAAAAGCTGACGATCCTGCGCAAGCATCAGTTCGAGCAAGCGGCGCGAGGCCATACCGATGCAGTCCAAACCGATCCGGCCCATGAACCCGCCGCCGCCCCCACCGCGGAAGTTCGCAAAGCCAAACAGCCCGGCAATCATCGCCTTCCTGCAGCGCCAGCGCTGGCTGAAAGGTAAGCTGTCGTGACGATTGCGGTCATCGTCGAGGACGGCACCGGCACCAACGCAGCGGCCAACAGCTACTGCGCGGTGGCTGACCTGCGCGACTACGCCACCGTGCGCGGCATATCGCTGCCCGTCGCTGACGACGACTGCGCCAGCCTGCTGCTGCGTGCGATGGACTACATCGAAGCGCAGCGCAACCGCTTCAAGGGCGTCAAGACCTCGCAAGCGACCAACCTGACCGCGTTGCCCGGCTACATCGTGGGCGATCCTGGCTACTACCTGACCAACCCCAGCACGATCCCCGCCGAGGGGTCGACCGACCAGCCGCTGCAGTGGCCGCGCGATGGCGTGACCATCGACAACGCGGTGCTGCCCAACAACGTGATCCCGCGCGAGCTGCAATACGGCCAGATGGCGAAAGCCCTGCTGCTGTACGACCAGGCGCAGAATCCAACGAACTACGAAGTGCGCGGACCGGTGACCGAGCAGACCGTCGCTGGCGCCGTCACCGTGCGCTACGCCTCGCCTGCCGCCAATCCCGGCCGCGTGCTGCCCGTCTCGGCGTTCGCCGATCCCGACACGCTGCTGAATGTGCTGTACAAGCGCGGCGCGCTGTCCGTGGTGGCGTTCCGCTGATGGGTTTCTACGATGCGATGGCCACCGTCGTCACCAACCAGCTGGCGCAGTTCGGCATGGCGATGGCACTGCGGCGCGTGTCCGGCGCTACCTATGACCCGATCACCGGAACGACCAGCGGCGCCACGAGCGCCGACCTGCCGGTGACCGGCCTCACGACCAAGATCACCGCCGGCTACGCGGCCACCTTCGCCGTCGAGGCCAACGACCGCATGGCGATCCTCGACGGCGCCGTTCAGCCGCTTCTGACCGACCTGCTCGTGATCGGCGGCGTGCCGTGGCAGATCATCGCCATCGACCCGGTGCAGCCGGCGACGACGCCGCTCGCCTACCGCTGCCAGATTCGCCGATGACCTTCGCAGCCGACCTCCATCGCTTCAGCGCGACTGCGACCGAGAACACGAACCAAACGGTACGCGCGGTGACGACCAAGCTGTTCAACAGCATCGTGTTGTCGTCGCCGGTCGACACCGGCCGCTTCCGCGGCAACTGGCAGGTCAGCCTTGATGCGCCTATCCTTTCGGAGATCGACCGCACCGACAAGAACGGCGCCACGGTGGCGTCCGACATCGCCAACGTGCTGCAGCCCAAGGCCGGCCGCTCTTACCTGACCAACAACCTGCCGTATGCCGAAGTTATCGAGTTCGGCGGCTACCCCGACCCGGTCAAGTATGGCTCGTGGGTGAAGGGCGTGGGCTGGGTCATCAAGTCAGCCGGCGGCTACTCCAAGCAGGCGCCAGCCGGCATGGTGCGGGTCAACATGACGCGCATCGCCGCGCTGCTGAAGGCGTAACGCATGAGCCTTGCCGACATCAACGCCGCGCTGGTCGTGGCGTACCAAGGCGCCGCGCTGGGGCTGCCGACGGCGTGGGAAGGCGTCGACTTCACGCCGCCCAGTGACGCCGCCTGGGCGCAGGTGTGGATGCTGCCAGCGCCGGTCACCGTGGACACGCTCGGCGATAGCGGGCTCGACCTGCACACCGGCATCTTCCAGATCGACCTGAGCGTGCCTCAGAACAGCGGCACCGGAGCGCTGCTGGGCTATGCCGACACCCTGCGCGCAGCGTTCAAGGCCGGCACGACCACCACGCACAACGGGCAGTCCGTCCTGATTCTCGACTGCTCGCGCTCCCGCCTCACCCAAGCCGGCGGCTGGCTGACGATCACCATGTCCACCAGCTATCGGGCCTACACACCGCGCTGACTCGCGCACGCCGTTTCAACCCCGCCCCGCCCCGTTGCGGGGCTTTTTTTTGGAGACACCCATGACGATTGCAAATGGCTCCCGCCACAGTATGGCCTATGTGCCGGAAGTGACCTATGGCGTCACGCCGGCCACCCCCGCCTTCAAGGCCATCCGCCACAACGGCACCACGCTGGCACTGAGCAAGACCACCTACACCAGTGCGGAGCTGCGCGCGGATCGTCAGATCACTGACATGCGCCACGGCACCAAGAAGGTCGGCGGCGATATCACCAGTGAGTTCTCGGGCGCAGCGTTCGATGACTTCCTCGAAGCCTCGCTGGGCGGCACCTGGACTTCCAGCGTGCTCAAGGCCGGCGTGATCCGCCGCAGCTTCACCGTCGAGCGCGACTTCGCTGACATCGGCCAGTATCTGCGCTACACCGGCGTCGAGTTCGACGGCTTCGACATCGACGTGAAGGCCGAGGGCATCGTGCCGATCGTTTTCACCGTGCTGGGTCAGGATCATGCCAGCGACACCGCGATCATCGCGGGCGCCACCTACGCCGCGGCTCCGACCAACAGCCCCTACGATGGCTTCAGCGGCACGATCAAGGAAGGCGGCAGCGTCATCGCCGTTCTGACCGAGGTCAAGTGCACGCTGAAGAACAACCTCGCCGCGCTGTACGTGGTCGGCTCGCCCGAGACGCTGGAGCCGAGCATTGGCAAGAGCATGGTGTCGGGCACCGTGACCGCGTACTTCCAGGACACCGTGATGCTGAACAAGTTCGTCAACGAGACGGAATCCAGCATCGAGTTCACGCTGACCGACGGAACCAACAGCTACGACATCCTGCTCCCGCGCGTGAAGTACACCGGCGCCCCGCCGAATGTGTCCAGCGACAAGCCGATCACCCTGGCCATGCCGTTCACCGCGCTGCTCGACAGCACGACCGGCACGAACATCCAGATCACGCGGGCGCCGTAATGAGTCGGATCAACAAGTACAAGACCCGCACGCGGGCGAATGAAGGGGTCAAGGTCAAGCTACTCGACCCCACGACCGGACTGGTCGGCGAGGACTGGATCGAAGTCGTGTCCAGCCTTTCCGATACCTTCCGCGACGCCCGCGACAAAGCGCTGCAGGAAGCCGGCGAGACGTCGGCGCTGGGCGATGAGGCCAAGCGCAAGGCGGCCATAGCCGAGGTCAAGGCGCAGATGCACGCGGCGCTGGTGAGGACGTGGAGCTTTGACGAGCCCTGCACACCCGAGGCGGTGCGCGAGTTCCTGCGCGAGGCGCCGCAGGTGGCGGACGCCGTGGTGGCTGCAGCGGATGACCACCGGCGTTTTTTCGCCAGCGGCTTGACCGACTCCAAGAGTGGGCACAAGGGCAAGTAAGGCTCTCGCGCCCGCCGGAAGGCTCCACCGTCCCGCTGATCAAGCATCTGAGGGCAGTGTGGAAACAGACCGGGGTCAAGCCGCAAGAGCTGGTTGAGGTAGGCGAGCCGCCCGAGGAACTGGCCTACCTGTGGCACTGGCTCAACGAACACGCGCCGCCCCTGCTGTACGCCGAGCTGGCGCACTGGCAGGCACTGACGGGCCGCAAGCTCAAACCGTGGGAAGTCGAAACGATGATGCGCCTTGACAGGATCAGGAACTGATGGCCAATGAAACCGCATCGCTCGTCATCGTCGTCGACTCGACGGGCGTTGCCGCCGCCACCGCGCAACTGGATGCACTGACCGCAGCCGGCGCGCGTGCCGAAGCGGCAGTAGGCACGCTTTCT